ACCATAACGCCTTCGGATAGGTTGATCCCGCCCACGTCCGTGTTCTGCGCGGCTACGGGATCGTAATCGGAGATTTTGTCTTTACTCATAAAGCGCTCCTCTGCTTGGCGCTGATTTTAACATAGGTAAAACGCTAGGGGTAGTAAGCGTCCAGCAGGCCGGACATCCCCTCTTCAACCATAGGCACGCCTTGTGTCGCGGAAAGCATAGGCACAGCCCTTCTAGCGCCTTCGAGTGGCGCTTGTAAAAGGCCGCGGGTTAATAACGCAGAACCCGCAGGCGAGCCGTAGGCTGCTTCTGCCGCCATTCTTCCGGCGATCCTTCCAGTGAGGCGAAGCGGGTCAAGCGCCCCACTCATGATGTCCATTCTGCCAGCGGTGCCTGACTCTGGTATTGTGCGCCCCATAACATCCTGCGCCGCCTGAGCGAACGGTTGCATAGGTAGCTCACCTCTGGCATATTTCTTCTTTCTTGGGCCAGCCTCAAAGCCTCTCATCCCGCGCAGAAGCTGAGACGGTGTGAACCTGCCGCCCGTGCCAGATGCGGCGGTGACAACAGCCTTCTGAACCGGCTGGAGTTGCTTCCAAGCCTGATTTGCCTTCTGCAAGTCTGCCCCAGCAACAGGGTTCTGAGACACAGCCTCTTGCCGGAGAGACGATTGCAAATTAAACAGCGCCCGACCTGCGTCAGCTTCCTGAGAAGAGCCGCGAGCAATCATCCTTATGGCTTCAGCGCCAAGGTCAGATTCCGCCTTCTTCAATGCCTCTCCTGATAGAACGCCATCTTCTGCTCTGTTAAACAAAAGAGCCTGTGCCTTCTTTGAGAAGATTTCTTGTGCCTCTGTTGTGAGGCCGATGTCATCAAGCTCCAGTATTTTTACTGCCGCAGTCTCAAGGGGGTCGGTTGTGACGCTTAGCTTTGGCAAAACCTGAGTATATGCTTCGCTCACAAGATTATCTGCATATGCAAAAGCGTCTTGCCCGGTAAGGTTTTTTGGGACCTTTTTGCCAAGGGGTGCGATAGCCTTATCCATTGCCACGCGGTTAAAGGCGTTTAGAGCCATTTGCTCAGCCCTCTTGATCGGCTCGCCAATGAACTGGAAGCCTGCGAGCCTCTCCTCAAGGCTCTTAAAGCCGCCGCCAAGCCTTTGGCCGACTGTCAGCGGGATGCCTTCACGCAAAAGCTGGGATGCGGCCTGAGACACCACCGGCGTGGCCGCCTGCAAAGCCTTAGCCCCCGCAACGCCAAGGGGTGCGCTAATTGCGGCACCCTTTGCTCGCTCTACAGGGCCGCCCTCAGCGGCACCGGCGCCATAAGCACCGCTCTCAATCGCCGACACCTTGCCAACGCCAGTTACGCCAAGCCGAGCCAGACCAGCCCCGCCCGCCATAGCTGACGGGATCGCGCCGACTATTTCAGCCGCAAAGGCGGCGTATGGGTGCGCCTTTGAAAATTTAGCCTGCTCTTGCCTTATCTTTGCAATCTCTTTGGCGTATGACTTGCCGCCAGACACAAACTGAGAGCGGACGAAAGCCTCAGCCTCATCGGCTGTTCCGAAAGTTAGCCCCTGAGCGACAGCCCTGCCAATGCCGTAAAGGATGTCCTCTGTGGTTTGTTGAGGAACCCTGCCTTCCATTTCTGTGTCTGATTTTGGTAACCCCATTACAATATTCCCTTAGTGTGTCTCTTTTCTAGGATCAGGTAGTTCTCTCCGTCAAAGAACATGTCGCCAATTTTAAGCTCGCCAGAACGGACCGCCTCATCAAAAGATTCGTCAGTGGTGTATGTCTTAAAGATGGTGCCTTGCTTCTCGTCAGCCCACTTGTTGAAGCCCATAAGTGTGCCGTTTCCGAGGTCTGGGTCCATCATGTACTGGTCCATCAGATTGCGCCGCTCTTTTTGATATTTGATAACTTGGGTCATGCCAGACGCAATCTTTTGGTTGCCAAGCGTGCTGTTCGCAAAGTTAGGCGCGGCTTGTGCAAAGGAGTTCATCTCTCTGTCTGATGTTGATCCAGAGCCAACGACACGCATCCTTGGGATGATGTACTGTATGGCCGACCTCAGAAGCTCCTCAGATGATTGTTTGGATGCCTCGTCTGCCGACAGCATGTTTGACTCAGCAAGAATTTGCCTGAATGGGAAGGTCAAGGCCGCAATACGCCCTGTGTCAACCGTGTCAGAGGCCAAAATATTTGTGATTTGCTCAAGCCTTGGCTCAAGGTCTCTAACCTGACTAATGGCCTTGTCCGCGCCTTCGAGCGCCGTAAAAGCATATTTCACAGATTGCTTGGCAAACTCTGTTTCGCTGGCCATATTGATGTTTGTACCCGTTGGCTTTTCTAAATACTTACGCATAGCCTCCTGAAACTCTGGGGTATTTTCTTTATACCCAGCCTCGATGAGCTTCTGCGCCGCGCTGGACCGGCTTGGGGCTTGTTGTGCTTCAAGTTGGGCGTATTTCAATGCGAGATTTGCGGCTTGATAGGCTTCCTCCCGCTTTGCTCTCTGCGCCTCAGCTTCAGCCGCCTTGGCCGCATCAAACGCCTCCACCGCCGCCTGACCCATAACACCAAGACCCTGCGCGAATGATGTCGGCTGCGCCTGTGGCCCTGCGTACTGCAAGCCAGCCATCGCGGCTGCGAGTGCGCCCCTGCCCCTTGGGGTGAGCGCTGACATGCCGGCTGGCGCAGGCGGAAGCTGAGGACCGCCCGGCACTTGTGGAGAGGGCTGCATCTGCCGCTGCTGCTGCAATGCCATTGCTTGCCGAGCGGCGGCTGTCCGAGCCATAACATCGGCGTATGGTGGGTCTGGCAGAATACTTTCGGTAATGGTCGAAGCCGGGGTGACCTGAACGCCACGCCCGCCAAAATTGGTCTCAATGCGCGGCGTGACACTGCGGCGCATTATGTCGCCGCTTGGGAATGCCATTTGTACGGGTCTTTGAGCCATCCGTCTCTCCTATGCGCCAAACAAGCCGAGCAAGCCGCCGAGGGCGGCGCCCGGACCCGCGCCGAAGCTGGGGAACATACCGCCAAGTTGAGCGCCGCCTAGTGCGCCACTCAAGGCACTGAGGCCGGGTTGCCGGTAATACGGTGTGATCTGCTGCGTACCAAGCTGACCGCCCTGCACAGATGCAAGGTAATTCGCCAGCGCAGCCTGCGGCGCCTGCTGCTCAAACTGAAAGCGCTCAATGTCGCCCGCAAGCTGCGCCTGCTGCTGCGCCTCTCTGGCGGCGCCAACGCCTGCCAGCGTCTCAAGGTCAGCGAAGCCAAACTGTCGAGCCATAGGCGCCTGCTGGATGGCCTGCTGCTGCACTTCGTATGCCATAGGCGCGAGCGCCTCAGCCACTGCCGCCTGCTGGTAGCCGGAGCCGTACCGTCCGGCCTTCGCGGCCTGTGCCTCAACCGCTTGAATGGCGGGGCGGAACGCGGCAGACTGTAGCGGGTTAGTCCCCATCAGGTTCTGCATCACGACATCTTGAACCGCGCCGATGAACGGCGAGCCTTGTATCGCCTGCTGGCGCAACGCGCCAAGAGCCATCTCCGACTCAGGCGAGAACCCCACAACCGTCTGACCGGGGTAGTATTGCATAGGCCCAGCCTCATACAGCTTCTTGGCCTCTGACAGACCAAACTCCTTGAACGGTGCCGTGGTTGGGTCTGTCAGGGTTTGGGTCACCTGCCGTGTCTGTCCGCCGCCTTTACTCATTGCTAAAATCCTTCATCAATACAACCGCGCTCTGTCGGTAGTCTTTCAGTTGACGAGACCAGCCCCTGCGGCCAACGATCTCCATTCCGGCGCATCCCTGCGTCTTTGCCCAATACGCAATAGACTTTTCTGCGTCCATCAATTCGTCCAAGTCCCCGCCCGCGAGCCATATCCGGCACATAGCCTTCTGCGGGTAGTCCACTATTTCGGTGATTATAGCAGACTTTTGCAGCGGAAAGAATTGGGCTTTCCCAGACCACACGGCTTGCGCCACATCGTCCATTGTGTGTGATCCGCCAGCATACTCAAGCGCGTCACCGATCCAGCGCTTGCAGCGGTTCCATTCGTGTACGGCTCTGTCGTCAGCCGATAATAAGGTAGGCAAAGTCGATGTCATGACCGTGGTTCTGATGCCCTATAACAATGCTGCCATTTGTGCTTGTCGTTTTAACATACGGATCGCTGTGGTGCAGCGACTCGCCGTAGCCGGTAAAGAACACCACGCTCTCCGTTGAATAGCGTGGGTCGGCAACCGTTGTCTCTGTAGTGCTTGCTGTAAGCGTCCCATATCCAACACTGTTTAAACCTCCGTCAATGGTGCGATTGAGCAACTCGGCGATCTCGCGTGTAGTAGCGGTGACAGGGTTCAGCCTGCGAAAGTTGGTTGTGCGCTGCGCTATCGTCATCGCCGACCGATCTCCCGCGCCTCAATGTCAATGCCCAGCGCCTTTGACCACCCATCAGACAGCGTCATCCGCGCCCTGTGGTAGCGGCCCTGTGAGCGAAACGGGACAAACCCTGCGTCATTGGGTGAGACGGCACTGGTGAAAACATGCTGGCTCGCCTGTGTGTTTCTGGTGCCGACAGCCATTGAGACAGTGCCGTCCTCGTAGTACGGGTAAACGCGCGTGACGATGGAGTTCTTGCCCATAGACACCGGCACCTCTGAGGTCTCAATAGTTGCCGTCAGCGGTGCGCCCGTAAAAGTGTAAATCTTGTTGCCATACGCACCGCCGAAGAAATACTGCCCGCCCTTAAAGAACCGGCTGTCTAGCTGGATGCTGAGACCATCAACAGTGGCCGATAGATTGTCGAGGCCGTCAACCGTGTATCCAGAAGAGAACATAGGCGCGAGCAGGTCAGCCTCAACCTCGGCCAGAGACCACTTGTTCAGCGTGTAGTTGTACATGATGATCTTGTCCGGCTGTCCAGACGGTGACTGCGTGGACGTGTAGGACCACATTGCCACCTCATTGATCGGATCAACAGAGGCGCTCATGCGGTAGTCATAGTTAGAGTCAAAATCATTCTTGAAAAACTCGTTAACTTTCTCCGACCCAATGGGCGTGGCGCGTTGCCCATCAAATGCGTAGAAGCCATCGTTTGCTAGGAAAAACACTAAACCGCCCACGTTGCAGACTGACTCCTTGAACGCACACCCGCGCTCAGACACAACCTTGTCAAATTGCCAGATCAGTGGCGGTCCTGTGTAGGTGGCCCGAAAGATGGCTCTCTCTGTCAGGATTGTCGCGTACTCTCCGCCGACTAGCCCGGTGATAGCGCCTGAGTCCGGCAGGTTTTGAAAATCGCTCTGGTTTACGCCTGCGGTCCAGCTTGTCGGATCGTTAAACCCTGACCAGTAGCACTGATATGGAACACGCCCAGAGCCAGTGTCCACGTTGGCGAGCCACACAAAGTCTCGCACCACCGCAATGAAGTCAGCCTTCGGCGGGGTGCCGCCAAGGTCGGCAAACGCGCTTGACGTGCCAAGTCCGAATTTCTGAGGCGTCTCCCCGACACCGCCTGCCGCAATAACGTCATCGCCAAACTGCACAAAGCGCCACCGCTCAAAGTCGGTCAGCGTGTAGCCCCCGGCCTTGCTGATGTCGTCTAGGTCGTTGTCCACTGAGGCGTGGAGATACAGCTTTGTCGCATCGCCAGCGAACAGCTTAGTGTTTGAGGCGTTGTCTTTCGCCGCAAAGATGCCCTTGATCGTTGCGGTGGCGGCGTTGCTGTACGGCACAAAGCTGTTCATAGAGTGATAGCCGTTGGCCGCAGGCAGCACGTTAGTCGCCACCGTAACGCCAGCGTTTAATAGGTCGGCCTGATCGGGGAGCCACTCGCCAAAAGGGATCACTTTACTGCCCACCTTTCACTGCCGGTTGTGGCCGTTGTCCACGTTGTGTTTGGAATAATCTCGCTAAGGTCATCTAAATCCTCTAGCGTCCCGTAAAAGTTTAGGCTGTCCATCGAGCCTAGCTGGTCCAAGTCTTCAAGGGTAGCGGGGAAAACCTTTATAACATTCCACGTCTCACCATCCCCGCCGACAACAGACCAGCGATCACCCATAACGTGAGGGCGACCGGCCACAGTCATACGCATGTCTGGCGCCGCAGACATCGCAAACGTGACCGCGTTTTCGCTTGACGCGGTCACCGCTGTCGAGACCGCCGACAGCATTTCCCTGATGCGGAAGAGCGCGCCAGATGATGTCGCCGCGATTGACGCGCTCGCCTCAAATGGCCGGATGCGGAGAACCGATGCCGAGGTTGTAATGGCGGTGGACACTGACGCCGCAAACCTAGCAATAAACGAGGCATAAGCTGCGACAGATGCCGCGCCGGTTACAGAGGCGACAAAGTGCAATATGCGCTTGAGTGACGCGGATGTTGTGGCGGCTATTGATACAGCAGCAGTCGGCTGCTGGAGCGTCAGGTTGTCTAACTGCTCCAACGTGCCAAAGGAGTCGATGTTATCCATCGTCCCCCAATTATCTAGCTGCTCAAGTGTCGCCACAGGACGCCCCCTTAGTCGGCGCTGATGTCGAGGTCACCCGCATCAATCTTGAGAATGTCGCCAGAGGCGATTGTCTTTGCAGCGGAAAACGCGCCGTGGATCAGCAGGTTGCCGGATGATGCCGCATCGAAAACACCAAAGTGCGAGACGCTGCCCCAAGAGCCGGTTGCCGCCGCAAATT